AATTGAAAAAAAAATCATATCTTTGCACTATGGAGATAGCTAACATAGTGTCAACAAGTAAAATAAACGTAGGTCCAGAATTCAACGTAGTTGAAAGTATGGATGAAATTGTGTATGCCGATTTACCAACGCTAATCGTTGGATATGATATGACTTGTGATTTATATGGAGAAGATAATTTAAACGTATTAAATAGAAAAATAAAGAAGAATATTTTTTGGACATTTAAAAGAAATGAAAAGAGACAAATTTGTGATGTTGATATTGAGGACTTTATAAGATATTCATATAGACAATACACAAATAAGCTTAATTATGTAGATTTAGACCTTATTCAAGACAACCCAATAAAAATAAGAAAAATTGTAAAGAAATTATTATCATTATCCAATCCAATATCATATGAAACCGAAAATAACGTAATATATATTTATTCGGACAATATAATATTTGGGTTGGATTTGAATGTATTTGAATATTTAGAATTGGATATTGAGAAGATTAGAAAAAAGGTTAAAGATAATAGTTCAGTTTTTTTAAGTGAAACTGAATTATTAATAGAATATGCTAATCATTTAGATAGACTTGATAATGATATCAAGCTTATTCCATTCTTATATTCAATAAATCCTAACGAATAAAATTACTTTAATTCGGTTTTTTTACTTATTTTCATCTATTTATATTATAATATAAAACATAATTATTATGAAGAATATAAATAAAAAAGAATTTGATGAATTTTTAGACGGAAGTGTTGACGAAGGCACTGTATGTGATTTAGATGGTAACTGTGTACAAAAGCACATCAAAAGAGATAAGAGTATTGTTGAACGAGTTTCAAAAACAATCATAATAGAAGATGGTAGACAACTGTTAATGTAATGAATGAAAAGCAAAGATTATTAAACGAAGATTTAAAGAGATTTAGATTATTAATGGAATACGACTTCTATATTGGTGAAGACGAAGAGGAAGACCAAGAGTTACTTTTTGATGATGCTGAAGAAGGTGGAGAAGCACCTGAGGGTGACGCACCTGAAGAAGCTCCGGCTGACGATATGGAAGGTGGAGAAGATATGGAAGGTGGAGAAGATATGGAAGGTGAAGAAGAATTTCCAGAGGGTGAAGTAGACCCTGATACTGACTTTGGCGGAGAATTACCTCCACCAGAACCTATGGGCGATGAAATGGGTGGAGAAGAAATGCCACCAGAACCTATGGAAGATGAAGTTGAACTAGACATAACTGAATTAGTACAAGGAACTGAAGCTGCAAAAGCATCGGCTGACCAAGCAAATCAACAAATAGGTGGATTGGTAGCTAAATTTGACGAACTTGCTAGAAGTTTGGATAAAATGGATGCTATTCATGCTAAAATGGATGATATAGAACAAGAAATCGAAACGAGAAACCCAACACCAAACGAACAATTAGAATTACGCTCTATGGATTCATTTCCATATAGCCTTAAATTAACTGATTATTGGAACGAAAAAGAAGGAAATTACGATGCAATGGGAAATGATGAAAATAGAGAAAAAGGAAAAGAAAATGAAGAATTGACTTTAACTCAAGATGAAGTAGACCGAGATTACAATGCAATAGAAGTAAAAGATTCATTTGGTAATGATTTCGAAAGAAACAAAATGAAATATTAACGTAAAACAAAGAAAATCAAAACATTAGAGTGCGACCTAACCAAGGTCGTGCTTTTTTTTCCAAAAAATACTGATATTTACTTGTCGAATTATTTAATAAGTAGTATCTTTGTAGCATATTAGAAAGGAAGTTAATTTCTTTTTAATAATAACGATTAACATCGACAAATTATTACTGATGTTAATACAAATACGGACTTCACTTCATAAAAAACGGAAGTGGACCACTAATAAACATTTACATATTATGAGTAACGAAAACAATGACATGCTTCAGGCAATGTTAAAACAGTACGATGATGCTGGCACACAAGGTAAGGAAACGACATTCGACCTTAACAATTACTTCACAACTTATTTACCAGATGGTATTGATAACGCAGTTAAAAGAGTGAGAATACTCCCAGTAGCAAAAGGGACTCCTTTTATTACGGTGTATGTTCATAAAGCAACAGTTGACGGAAAAAATCGTAAATTTACATGCCTTTCGCATTTAAATGACGAGGCTTGCCCATTCTGTGAAGCAAGAGAACAACTTTTAGCCACTGGGTTAGATAGTGATAAGGAATTAGCTAAAAACTATAGTGCAAAATTAATGTACGTAGTTAAGGTGATTGATAGAGAGAATGAAGAACACGGACCTAAGTTCTGGAGATTCCCAGCGCAAACCTACAAAAAAGATGGTATCCATGATAAAATTATGGCTAACGTTAGGTTGTTACAGGAAAACATCCATAACCCTGAAACTGGTAGAGATTTATTCTTGACAGTTCAAAGAGTTAAGAACCCAAGAGGCGGAACTTACCCTAATGTAAGTAGCGTAAACACAACAGACAAGTGTAAGCTTAGTGAAAATGCAGAACAAGCGCAAGCTTGGCTTGATGAAGCTAAAACATGGGCTGACGTTTATTCAACTAAGGATTACAACTATTTGGAAATCATCGTAAAAGGTGGTACACCAGCTTGGAGTAAAGCTAAGAATAAATACGTTGACAAAGCAACATTGGATGCTGGCGATAACGCTAGTGCATCAGATGATTTAGACGCAGAAATCGAAATTAGCAATCAAGTTAATAAAACGACTGTAACTAAAGAGCCAGAAGTGGCTGAAAACTCTTACGTTGCGCCAAGTGACGTAGCTGCACCTGTGCAGAACGATGATTTACCATTTTAAGGTAATCAAAGTAAAAACAGGACAAGGAAAAGGGTATACGAAACTTATACCCTTTTCCTTTCTAAAATAACCAATGATTTTAATTTAATAAGAATGGCGAAAAAACCTACAAAACCAACAAAAACATTAGCGAAAAAAAATTTTGATATAGATAAATTCCTCGAAGACAACAATTTAGATAACGAAGCAAAAGATAAAGATATAACGTGGATTCCATTATCAAAAGCGTGGCATGATGCCATTAAAATACCCGGATTCCCAAGAGGATATGTTAGTTTAGTTAGAGGATTCTCTAATACGGGAAAATCAACAGCATTTTATGAGGGTATAGCTGGCGCTCAAAGAATAGGTGATTTCCCAGTAGTAATTGAAACTGAGGGAAATTGGAGTTGGGACCACGCAAAACAATGTGGAGTAAAAATTAAATATGTAACAGATAAAGTTACTGGTGAGGTTAAAGAAAAACCAGATGGTTTTGTTTTATATAGACAAAACGACCTTTTCCAAAAATATAAATTATATTGTCACAAAGAAAGTAAATATAAAAAAGACCCAACTAGAGGTGAACCAGTTATTGAAGATGTATCTTTGTTGATGCAAGAATATTTAAAAATGCAAAGAGAGGGTGATTTCCCAATGAATATTGCGTTTTTCTGGGATTCAATAGGAACGTTAAACGGTTACCAATCAGCGACATCATCTTCATCTAATAATCAATGGAATGCGGGTGCTATGAATAACTTTCAATCGATTGTTAATTTTATGATTCCAGCAAGTAGAGGGTTAGATGAAAAATTTACAAACACATTAGTTTGTGTTCAAAAAATATGGATTGATAATATGGGTGGTGGTATTGTTAAACATAAAGGTGGTGAATTTATGTTCTTTAATGCTAGATTAATTGTTCATATGGGTGGTATTGCATCACATGGTACGGTTAAACTTAGTGCAACAGCACTTAAACAAGAGTTCAATTATGGTACTAAAGTTAAAATTAAGTGTGAGAAAAACCACATAAATGGTATTACTAGAAATGGTGAAATAGCTTCAACACCACATGGTTTTTGTAATCCTGATGAATTAACTGAATATAAAAATAAGCATAGACAATTTATACATGATGCGTTAAATGTACCGTATGATGTTGAATTAGGTGAAGTAGAAGAAGAAGGTTCACTTGAAAGTGGAGATATCAAAGAATAGAAAAGATTATTAACCCTTTAAAATTATAAAGGATATGGCAAAAAAGCCAAAAAAGTACGGTAGTAATGAAACTACTACCCATACACTCTTAGTTGATGGAAACGCCCTTTTTAAAAGGGGCTTTTTCGGGGCTAAGAACCAATACAACAGAGCTGGAGAACATATAGGTGGTTTATATCAATTTATCACTATTGTTCGAAAATTGTTGAAAGAAGACTTATACCACAAAGTATTTGTTTTTTGGGATGGAAAATTTAGTGGCAAAATGAGGTACGACATCTACAACGACTACAAAGTTAGTCGTGACAAGGATTTTGTTCACGGGACCCATCCAATTGACGAAGAAGAGGTAAGAGAAAAGTTTTTAATCAAGCAATATTTAGAGGAATTATTTATTAGACAATTAATGGATAATACCAAATCGGGAGTAGAAGCTGACGATTTCATAGCCTACTACTGTATGACAAAGAAATCAAATGAAAAAATAACTATTTGCACAAGCGATAGGGATTTATGTCAATTAATCAATAAAGATATTAGGTTGTACCTGTGTGATATAAAGGAATTTGTATCACCTTTAAACTACCATAAACATTTTGACCATTACTATGAAAACTCAAAACTAATTAAAATAATTGGTGGGGATGCTAGTGACGATATAAAAGGAATCAAGGGGGTTAAAGAAAAAACGCTATTAACTTTATTTCCAGAATTAACCGAAAGAAAGGTTACATTGGAAGAAATAATAGAATCAGCAAAAAGACAACAATATTATAGAATTGATAGTAAACAAAAACCGTTACAATCGTTAACCAATATAATAGAACGAAATACGGATGGAATACAAGGCAAGGATATTTTTGAAATCAATAGATTGTTAATTGACCTAAGTAAACCTTTAGTGGATAAGCCCAATAGGAAGCTCCTAAAGGAGTTAAAGTTACCAATTGGTGATATAGATAACCGAGGTATTAAAAACGTCTTCAAACTCATGAAAAGAGATGGGATAGATGAACAAATATATAATTTTAGTACTGAATACTTATTACCATTTAAAGAATTAATAGAACGAGAAAAAAAACAAAGTTTAATAATTAAATAACAAATAGATGAAACAACACGATACAGTAAAACCGTTTGAATTTTTACTAAAAATTAATGACAACATTATTTGTCAAAGATATTTCAACATCAAGAATTATAATTCTGATTGTAGAGAGTCTTTAGAAATTAAAGAAATGATGACTGACATTATGGGAATGACAGAATCTTTGAAATTGGGTATTATCCCAGAATTTTTCAAAGAAAAATGTATGGCTAGTACTTGGGAAAGTTACAACCCACATTACTATCAAGCCAAAAACAAGTTGTACATAAAGAATATCTTTGATAAACAAGACATTCTTACATTTGAGGTTTTAGTATATAAAGAAGTTATATGCTCAGGAATTTTTGACGGTAGCTTATTCCAATCAGGGGTAAGAAGAAATATAAACATAAAGGATATCATCCCACAACTAATCAAAACGATTGGGTATTATATGAGCTTAAACGAATATACACAAGTATATTCAGGTGTTAAATTAGTTAGATATAACGAGCTCACGAAAGAAGAAAAAAATAGAGCTTTTAAATTTATTTAATACAAAAAAATTTTATGAGTAAAGAAGATAAAGAAAGTTTTAAATACTTAGGGGAACCTTATCAAAAGAGATTATTGGCGCAATTTATTACTGACACTAAATTCGCCAATAATATTATGGAGATAATTGACGCTAATTATTTCTCAGACCAATATCTTAGAATTATTGCGGCTGAAATAAAAGATGGATTCGAAAAAAACGAGTGTGTCCCTGATTTGGAAAGTCTTACATTTAGATTAAATGATAGACCCGGGAATAAGGTCACCAAATCTTTTATTTCAGCACAATTAGAAGAAATAAAGAATACAACTTTAAACGATTCCGAAAAGGTTCAAAGCATGGCAATGAAATTTTGCAAGCAACAAGAACTTAAGAAATCTGTTTCACAAATACAAAACATTATCGAAAAGGGTGATTTGGACGATTATGATAAATGTGAAGAAATTTTAAAGAAAGCGTTAGAAGTAGGTCAAGATAAAGATGATGGAATTGATGTATTCTATGATTTAGATACTGTATTGGCTGAAGATTTCAGAGACCCAATTCCAACTGGAATTATAGGGTTGGATGAAAAAATGAACGGTGGTTTATCTAGAGGTGAATTAGCTGTAGTATTAGCACCATTTGGTGTTGGTAAAACAACTTTTATAACCAAAATAGCCAACGAAGCTTATAATCAACAACTTAACGTACTTCAAATATTTTTTGAAGATACACCTAAAATCATCCAAAGAAAACACATTGCTTGTTGGAGTGCCATGGAAATAAATGTTTTGGGGGATAAAGCCCACCGACCATCTATTGATAAAATGGTTGAGGAAATCAAAGCAGATAATAAAGGTTATCTAAAGCTTAAGAAATTCCCTAGTGATGGTACTACGATGACCCAAATAAGGCAATATGTTAGGAAATTAAAAGCACAAGGTAGAAAACCAGACATTATATTAGTGGACTATATGGACTGTGTGGTTCCAAACAAAGGTAGCAAGGACCAAAGTGAGTGGAACGCTGAGGGTGCGATAATGAGACAATTTGAAACATTGTTATCAGAATTCGACATGGCTGGATGGACTGCAATTCAAGGTAATAGAAGTTCAATAGCTGCTGAAACGGTAGATTCATCAATGATTGGTGGTGCTATCAAAAAAGGGCAAATTGCGCATTTCTTATTATCAATAGCTAAAACCAACGAACAAAAGGAAACTGGTAGAGCGAATATGGCTATCCTTAAATCAAGATTTGGTTTGGATGGTATTATCTATGACGATATTTTATTCGATAATGCTAGAATTCAAATCAACGTTGATAAAGATAGCTTCCAAACAGTAATGCAAAAAGAAAATAACAAATCAACCGCTGAATTAAATAGAGTTAGAGGACTTATGGACGAATTGAGCGCTGACAAACATCAAAATAGGTTAAATGATAACAATGGACTACCTAATGATGAAACTCCTAAAAAAGAAGAATAATGAATATAAACGAAATAGAAAACGAACACAAAAGAATTGAATATTTTAGTGGAGACGATTTAGCACTAAATG